CATTTAATTTGCATATTTTTGCATACACTTTTTTCAATTTTGCATTGCATTTGTATCTTTTTTGGTATGCACTTGCATTGCTTTTGCAATATTTTTTTATACTTTTGCATTTTTTTGCATTTTTCTCTTGCTTTGTATCTTTTTCTTGTTTTTCGTTTTTTTCTTTTTCTTTATTCCATCTTGCATTTGCCGCTTGTTTTCTTTTTTCTTTTAAGTCTTCGTATTTTTCCATTCTTCTAATAAAACTTTCCGACCAAAACATACCATCTTTAGAATTAAATAATCCATTTCCACTTTCACTATCTTTATACTCATTAATGCAATCATTTATATATTGTTCAACATTTATTGATGTTCCTGTTTGCATTTTTATTGCTCTATATGTATTTTTATTTAATGGCAATTTATATGTAGATTCATTTCTTAACATTTCTAATATTGCCCAATATAAACCATAACCGTTCTAGTCCGTAATCACAACGCATTGAAAGTATTTTTGGATCTGTTAGTGCGTTAGAGTCATGGCTAAAATAATATGCATCTTTGTTTGCCATGTGCGATACTCCTTTCCTAATAACTTCAAAATCTCTTTTGTTTTTTCTATTTTCTTTTATGATATACAAACATTCTTTCTTGACTTATATTAGTATTTTTGATAAAATGAAAATAGAAAGTATTTATCTAAATATCTTTTATGAATCATCTATTTTTCGATTTGACTGTCGATAGATGGTTCATTTTTTATATTATCTTCACAGATAAATAAAATTTCTTGTAATATTTCTCTTAATTCAGCCTCGTTATGAAATTCATCTATATCTGAAATAAGATCTTTAATTTCTTGATATCCATTCATATTATTTTCCTCCCTTCAATTGTTTTAATTTATATTTCATTTTTGCTAAAGTAATAATGTGCCATATATAACAATCATGTAATCTATCTTTTTCCATGTTTTCCTCTCCTTTTATTTTCTTCACTTTCTTCATAAATTGTTTCTATAACTAATACTACCAACAGTCCAAGAACTGGTATTAAATACTCTCCACCATAAGCTTGATAACCTCTTAATTTATTTGCATAATTAATTGATAATATTGTTAATATAATTGTTGCTATTATTACTAATAATTCAATTATTCTTACTATAAATTTCTTTTTATTAAATTTTTTCATTTTTATTCTTCTCCTTTTACTCTTTTTTTGCTATACCATTCTCTTATTGCACTACCTAAAGCAACTTTTTCTTTTCCGAAATTTTCGCTTGGAAAGTCCTGTGAATTATAAATACTTAGTGCTGTTGGTACACTACAATTCCTTAATTTTGCAAATTCTGTTGGTGTATAAAAAACATCGTCTTTCAATTCCATTTTTCTTTTCCTCCTTTGAATTTTGTGTGTAGTTCGGCATTTTTAAATTTTTTCATAAATATCATTCCTTTTTATTTTTGTTCGTTTTCTCGAACTGTTTCTGTAAAAAAATATTCTATTATCTTAATTAATGGTTCATCAAGAATTTTGCATATTTTTTTCATTTCTTCTCTTGAAAAATCAGTTTTATTATTAAGTTTATTACTTAATGTTGTTTCATTTATTCCTAATTTTTCTGCTAATTCTCTTCTACTTCCTATCTTCTCTACTATTTTTCCTTTAAGAATAGAATAATCGTATATTGTATTCTCTTCCATCCTTTTTTCTCCTTTCTTGTCATTTTTGTTCGTGTTTCCGAACTGACATTATAATATATTACTGTTTTTGTTTTGTCAATAGTTTTTTTGAAAAAAATTCGAGTTTCTTTATTTTTTTTTGGAAAACCATTGTTTTTTTTGGTTTTTGTTGTTATAATGTATTTGCTATGGAGGTAAATTATGAAGAGTTCTTTTTCAAATAGATTAAAAGAAGCAATGAAAATAAGAAATATAAAACCTGCTGAATTGTCAAAAAAAAGTGGAATTTCAAAATCATCATTAAGTGAATATATGAAAGGTAAATATGAAGCAAAGCAAACAGCACTATACAATTTAGCTAAAGCTTTAGATATTAATGAGGTTTGGCTTATGGGAGAAGATGTCCCTATGGATAGAAGTTTCGGAAGAACTAAAATTGCTGAAATTAATGTTATAAATCTTTCAACTAATGAAATTATTAAGAAAATACCTTATGTATATAGAACAGATATCAAAGATGAGGATCCTAAAAATTATTTTGCAGTACAATCATCTGATAATTCTATGGCTCCGCTTCTTGATGTTGGAGACATAGCAATAATAAAAAAATATAAAGAATTTTTTAATAAAAAAACCTACCTTTTAAAAATAAAAGGTGGTGCACCTATTATTCGTAAAGTTATTCAGTCAGATGACGGAAAAATAGAATTACAAGCAATGAATATGTGGAATTTTCCAATACAAGATAATTTAACTTTAAATGATATTGAAATTTTAGGAGAAGTTATAAAAGTAGAAAATAAAAGTGCTTTTAAATAGAATGGAGGTTTTTATGTCAAAAAAATGTGATATTTGTAATTGCAAATTGGGATTATTCACCAAATTTAATATTGTTAATGGTGTTGCCTGTTCAAATTGTATTCGTATTTCTAAATCTTATCAAACAAATACAATAGAAGAATTAAAAGAATTTTGGAATATAAATAATGAAAGGTTTTTAAAATTTAAACCAACAACAGTATTAAAAGGTTTAGGGATGACACCTGTTTCTATTGATATAGAAAATAAATTGTTTTTTGTTGGAAAACAAAATAATAAAAATCAAAATATTATATATTCATTTGATGAAATAAATAGCTATAATTTAGGAACTATTGGAGAAAAAACTATTACACAGAAAAAAGGAGTAGTTAGCAGAGCTGTCGTTGGAGATTTAATAGCTGGTCCAATTGGTGCTGCTATTGGAGCAAACACTGCCAAAGAAAAAACAAAAACCATAGGTGGAATTAATGTTGTAAATATAACTTTTACAATACCGTCTGGTCAATATAACACAACAGTAGCCTATCCTCCAACTGGATTTACTGATTTTTTAGATAACTGTATTTTAGAAAAACAAAAGATTTTAATAAAAAAAGGATAATGTGCCTGTTTTTGCCGAACTACACACATTATCCAAAGGTGTAAACACTTGAAAAAGTGATTACTTTTGTATTATATACAAAAGTCTCCATTTTTTCAAGTGTTACAATAAAAATATTTGAAAAATGGAGGTTTTTTATTTATGGGAACAGCCAAAAAAAGAGGAAATGGCGAAGGTACTATATTCAAAAGAGAAATAAATGGAAAAACTATGTGGGTTACAGAATATACTATTGCTATGTATGATACTAAAACCGGCAAAAGAAAAAGAAAAACCATATATGGAAAAACTAGACAAGAAGTAAAAAACAAATTAGAAAAAATAATAACAGAATTAAATACTGATACCTATGTTGACAAGTCAAAGGTAACTTTTTATAGTATTGCAAAAGAATTTATTGATAATGGTTATAAAATGAATAAATTAAAAGAATCATCGTATTCTCGTAAATTGCATACATTAAAAAATATATCTTCTCATTATATGGCAAATATGGAACTGCAAAAAATTACAGAAAATGATTTAAAAGACTTCTTCGTATATATTACAAAATATTCTGATTCTGTAATTGCTAAAATATATGGTATTGTTAATAATACATTTAAAATAGCTGTAAGGCGTAACATATTGCGTTATAACTTTTTAGATGATCAATTAGAATTTGAGATACCTTTGTCAAAGAAATTTAATAATAAATCAAAGACAGTTTCAGCATTCACAATTGAAGAACAAAAACAACTCATTGAAACCTTACGAGATGCAAAGTTTAGATATAAATATCAGATTTTTTTAAGTTTATATACTGGTATGAGAATGGGAGAAATAAATGCATTAGATATAAATGATCTTGATTTTGAAAATAAAATAATTCATGTTAGAAGAACAATAACTCGTACATTTGATGATAGAGCAACAATAGGTTCATATACAAAAACAGTAAATGGAATTAGAAATTTAATGATGGATTCTTTTGTTGAGAAATTACTTAAAGAATATCTAGCATCAGAATATTATACAGAAAATGATTATAATCTTCTTTTTTGTAACTCATATAAACACTGTATCAGTACAGATACAGTTAATATGATGTTCAAGTATTTTTGCAAAGAAAATAATATAGGTAAAGGTTATGATGTTCATCAACACATGTTGCGTCATACATTCGCAACTAGATGTATTGAAGCAGGAATGCCTGCTGCAGTTTTAGCAAAAATTATGGGACACGCAAATGTTGCAACTACTTTAAATGTATATTGTGAAGTATTTGACAAATTTAAAAAAGAACATCTTGATATGTCCTTTGAGTACCTTCAAAAACAAGGACTTACAATTGATTTTAAATAATATTTTATACAGCCACCAGTACAGCCTTGCACAATAATTTTAAAATATTTCATATTTATTTTAAAATGTATTAAAAATATAAAATGCTTTAATATATAGGATTTGACATACTTTGA